CAGACCATTGACCTGCTTTACCGCCCTTTGTTCCTGCCTTAATTCTATTAAATAAATTTTTACGCATCGTAGGCTTAGTATAGTTGCCTGCTTTATTTACAGTAGATTTTCTTTTTTTTCTAGCTGACATAATTTACCATTTTTCACGATTAGCCCAATAAGCTGCTGACATTTTACCTTTAGCTATATTTTTACCATGCCTAGCTTTAAAAGACTTACGCCTAGCTTTTTGTTTTTTAGATTCACCTTTCTTTGGCTTACCTGCTGTTTTAACACCTTGTTGTCCAAATCTTATAGTTTTAACTTTACTGCCTTCTTTGGCAACAACAATATGAGATTTTTTTGGATGATTGGGCGTTCTTTTTGGTTTGTTATATCCGCTAACTCCCGCCCTTTTTAAGCGAGAGTCTTTTTGCGCTCTGGACATTACATTCCTCTGTCATCAGCTTTTGTTGGGGTAAAAGTAGGTCTTTTTTTTCTAATTTTTTTAGGTGTCCTTTTTCTGCCACTCTCCCCGCCTGCTATTCGAGAAGTAGAACGAACTCCAACTCCAGTACCTTGTTGACGTCTTTGTTCTTCTGGAGTTCCAGTACCGCCCCCGCCAAACATTTTTTTAGCGTATTCTTTATAAGATTCTACTTTATTTTCAGTGCCAACTTCCGTTGCGCCACCGCCTCTAAATGAACTACTGACTGGAGCATTTGGTTTAAAAACACCGACACCCATATAACCAGTTAAGTTCTTTCTTTTAAGACCCATATCTTTTTTAGGCATATCGCCCTCCATAAATTAAATATCCACATACTCTGTATTTCAAGAGTATATGGATAATATTACATTAAACTACTTCTTCTTTTTAGCAGTTGATTTCTTTTTAGCTGGAGCTTTCTTTTTTGCTGGTGCTTTCTTCTTAGTTGGTTTTTTACCGCCAACATAAGCTTCATTAACATCAGGCGTAGAAGGATCGTCAGCTACATAATGCCCTTTTGAATCCTTAGCTCTGTCTCCGTTCATTTCACCACATTTGCGTTCTGCATCTTGCAAATCAGGATCAGGACCAAAGATAGGTCGATAAATACCATCATCATCTGATCTTAGAACCATGTATTGAGCTGGGAATTCTCCAGTTTCAGAAATAACATATTTCTTAATTTTTGCCATTATTATCTCCTAATAAATCAAGAATATACTTTGTGCATTTCCAGCACAACAGAATAAGTATCTCCTGATGAATGACCTTTTGTAGTAAAAAGAATATCTCCTGTTTTACCACTACCTGCATTATTTGTAATACCACTAAAGTCTTTAAAGTCCATATGTCCATTACTGCTTTCAGCAAGTTCCATTAAAAGAACATTGGCGGTAGCATCAAAAAACAATTGAACAGACATGCCGACAATAGCATGGCTTACCCGTAGCACTTTAACTTCAGAACACGATTTGCCTTCTGAGTTAGATGCTAAAGCAGAAACATCTACTTTAGCTACTGCGGATTCGCCAGTGCCATCGCTGACATTGGTAAACTTCATAATACAATTTCTTTCACCATCTTGGATGGTTTGCGAAGTTACTGCATCAGCCATTAGTTACCCCCTTACTCGAATGGAGTAGCTAGAGTACCATCACCATGAAGCATAGCCTCACAATGCCATACTGCTGCTGTAGTTGCGTGTAAACGAATAATTCCGCCTACTAGCCAACCCTGTGCTGCTGAACCTAAATCAATAGTATCATCATCACTTGCATCAGGAATAAAAGTATTGGTATCGCCAGCAGTTGCTGGATCAAATATTTGAGCAAAACCTGAGAATAAATCACTGGTATTGTCTGTATTAATTTGTCCTGCACCAGTAAAAGTTGTTCCAACTATAAATGTATAGTTAAGACCTGCTGCTGCTGTAGGCAATGTTACAACAATTCCTGCTGCTCTGTTTAAAGTATAAACTTTTCCTGAGTCGGTTGACTCAACATCATGTGTAGCACTTGTAATGCTTTCGATATTTGAATAAGCAGAAACATAACCTGTTGTGGTTATATTACCGCTAGAGTCAATATCTAAATTGGTTGTTACGGCTCCTGTGCCAGATGCGATGCTGATTTGTTCAAAACCATTCTCCGATCTAACTGGTCCGTTAAAAGTTGTGTTAGCCATAATTTCCTCCTAAAGGAAAAAAACCTATCGTCTTGGCAAGTCTGCTAGGGCAGTCGATAGATAAATTAAAAATACCCCTAGATATGAAAAAAAGGGAGACCCCGTAGAGCCTCCCTTAGTGTCCTTACGAACTACCTGGTGATCCGAAGATACCTAGTGGATCGGATACTCCAAAGGAATATCTTTCTCTAGCTTTGTATCTCACATTACCAGTATCAAAGTCACCATCCATAGATGTAGTCATTGGCGCTCTGACAAAATGCTTCATGCCATCAGGAACATCAGTTGTGATAAAGAAAGCATTAGTATCAGTTAGATAATGATTAACTGAATAACCTTCTGGAATCACACCATTAGTTTTGATTGCATTGATGTCATTGTCAGCACTTCCGACTTTATAGTCACTTTGTAGAAGTCTTGTAGCAACAAACTGAAGATCAGTTGGTACTATAAGCTTTCTAGCTCTCGCTGCAATTTTAAGACCTCTTTCATCAGTCCATTTGCTAATTTGAATAATTGCATCTTCAAGAGATGTTTCATTCAAGTCAGCGCCTGTACTAGGTCTATTGCTGTTTGTTCCACCACTTACAAGTGGGTGAGCTGTGCTAAATAAAGCAACACCATCACCTGAAGAAAAAGTAGTCGAGAATCCATTGTTTAGTGGATACGCTGCTTTTACTTGTTTTGTGTAAGCCATTGCACGAGCAAGTGCTTTGGTGTATCTACCAGAGAGAGAAACGTATAGATTATCTTCCATAGCTTCCTCTGTGATTGAATATCCCATTGCAATTGTTTCGTGGGTGTAGCGAGCCACAAAAGATTCTTGTGCAGTATCGTAACTGATACTTGAACCCTCATCTTTTACGGGTGCTGCACCAAAACCTGACAACTTGAGTTCTTCTTCAAATGATCTTTCAGAATTCTCTGTTGCATAGATTTCGGCATGTTCGTTTTCGTAATTGTTGTACTCTTCTCCGAATAGGGCATTAAGTCCTGGTAGGAGTTGATGTAGCTCTTGCGCTCTTGATATAGCTGCCATGATTTATCTCCTAGAATTAGCCTATTCCAGTTGCATTTAGCAACTGATGACCAGCGTTAAACATTACTAATACATCTGTGTACGCATCGCCAACAGCACTATCTGGACCATCAACAAAGTCAATGATTTTCAGAGGAAGTGTGTTTGTAGTTGCGACAGTAGATATATCAACCGAATTTTTGCTTCTACCGATAGAAGTTGAACCAGCAGTTTGCACTACAGCACAGTTTTTTCCAAGATCGTCTTGGTCTGCTGCGCCATCGCATTGCATTTGCATGATTACAAAGGGATCGGTACAAACATACGCACTAATATCATCCGCAGCAGTTGAAGCTGGGAAATATTGATTAGGCGTAAATTGACCAGTAGTAGGGTCGGTATAAGAACATCCAAGAAAAATTCCAATTGGAGTACAAGCAGTTGTGCCTGTATCTTTTTGGACAGTTGTATTTGGATTATCATCACCCCATTTCACAAAGTCACCATAAAAAATAGAAGTGCCATAAGCATTCTTAATTTTATAATGTGTAACTTTATTACTAAAGGCTGATCCGACAATAGTACCAGTAGTGATTGCTCCGTGAGGAGTTGCACTTGATGACATAATTGTCTCCTAATTAATCGTTAAAAATAAGACTCTAAGAGTCTTTACCAAAAGTGGTCCTCGATTTTCTTTCAAATACCTGTTTAGGCATACGAGGATCATTCTCTTTTAAATATACATTATCAACAGCTTCCATCTGAGTTTGTGCTTCATTGTTAAAATGAGCCTCTCTTGCTTCCGCAATCTCTTTTGGCATTCTGCATAATAATTGTCCACCAATTTCTACATGACCTTTCTTAGCCCATTCAGAATTGTAATCCATCATATGTATTTGAAGCTCAGGATGATCTTCCAATTTGCATGGCTCCCATCCTTCTCTAAATCTTCTAGATACATTTGGATTATCAGTCTCTCCTAAAATAGCTGTCCTGATCCATCTAAAGACAATGCCTTCTTGAAGTTCAGGATTAGGTAGATTTGATGGATTTTCCCAGCTTACTTTACGCTGGACAGCCTCTCGGCTTTCTAACCCTCTAGGGGTACGCTCTTGGTTTTCGGATTGCTCAACAGAACTTTCCTCCACTTGGTCTTTCGTGTTATCTTGTTCTGCCATCTTAACTCTCCTTTAGTAATTGATTAGCATACTGCTCAGGTGAAATCCCAAGTTGACGAGCTAGGCTAACTTGAGTTTTGGTTAGGCGTATTTGCGTGGGTTTTTTGTTACCGCTATCCCTCGTTGCGGTTGCAACAACCTGTTGTGGTTGTCGTTTTGGAGTTTCTTCTACAACCATTTCTGAATTGCTATCTGAAGAAACACCGAAAAAATCTGGAAACTCTCTTTTCATTTCCTTGTCAATCTCAGCATAATAATCCTTTGGATTGCTTGCTGGATCGTGTTCACTTTTTTGATCGAGATACATTGCATAAGAAGTCATCTTCTGCTGGAAAGGTTCTCCTCCCATAAACCATGTATTTCTTTTTGCCCATTGTTCCATATCTGGGTCAAGTTGACGCTGTGGAACTTGTGGTGGTTCAGCAGGCATATTTTCAACAATATGATTTTGAACCCTTTGAGCAGTCGAATTAGCTTGTTGCTCTGCTAATGTTGCTTTAGATAAAAGTTCTTGTGCTTTAGCCATTGCATCAGCATCGCCTTCTTCATAAGCTTTTTTAAATTCTGCTTGAGCATTTTGTTTTGCCCACAAAGCATTGTTATGAGCTGTTTTATTTAATGCTTCACCGCCTTGCTCTACCATCTTTTGCAGTCTTGCATTTTCAGACATAACTGTTTGAAGTCTTTGAACAGCTTCTTTTGATTCTCTTGATGCTGCTTCTTTTGCTCTTCTTTCTTCGTGGTATTCGTATTTAACTTGATTAATACGATCAGCAGCTCTTTGGCTATAATCTGCAATCTCTTTATCTAAATCATCGTTATCAACTTTTTCATTGGATTCTTTAGATTTTTTAGGTCTGCGATCTTCTTCAGGAGTGTCGTCAATAACTTGTACTTCTAAATTCTCATCAACAGACGAGTCAATCTCTGTACTTTTACCAAAAAAACTATCTTCTTTTGAAGTAGGCTCAGTATTCATTACTGGTTCTTCATTAATTATTTCAGTCTTACTCATGCTCTTACTACTCCTGTAGGATCATCGACAACTGCTTCTACAGTGTCATCGTTAATTAAACGAAACTCTTGTCCATACATTTTGATACGAGTGCCTGAATAAGCACGAAACAAAACCCAATCTCCTTTTTGACACCAAGCGCCAGAAGGAAATCTATTTGGGTCGTTATAGCATTCATCTCCAAGTTTGAGAACATACCCGCATATATTGCTTAACTCTTCATCTTTAACAGTTGTAGATGCTTTTATAATACCGCCATCTGTTTTTTCTTCAGGTTTAGGCATTGCAACAAGTATTCTCCAGCCTTTAGGTTCAGGAAGTTGACTTTTAACATCTTCATCAACCACAGGGCTTTCAATGCTTTCTGGTTTGGGTATATCTTTTAATGCTTCATTTTTCATATGTTGCACGACTTATAGGGAGTCGAGTTCCTATTCTAAAGCGTTCTTATCTAACCAATCTAGAACTTCACGCTCTGCGAGGGCTAATCCCTCTATTATGCCAGCCATCTTTTGATAATCGCTGTAATCTTTACAAGCTCCTGTCGAAACATGATCGGCATGTTCATTCATAATATCTCTAAGCCTTTTCTTTAAAAATCCAGAAAGAGATAGCCCTTCCATGTTTTGTGCTTGCTCTTTGATATTATTTTTCATTCGTAGTGCTATCTTTTGCGATTTCTATCCCAATGTCAACACCTTTTTGATAATCTTCTCTGGCTTGTTTGTCTTTAATTTGTTCTGCTTCTAGCAAATCGCTAGCAATACGCTGTCCTATGTTTGCCCCTGCGATTTCTGCTTGTGACCCAATTCTTTTCTTTTCTATCTCAACATTAGCACTAGCCTTCATTGCATCGAGTTCTAGCCTACCTTGATCGTTTTGAGCCTTACGTTGCAACTCACCTTCTTTAATTGCAAGCTCTCTTTCTTTCATTTGAATCAATGGGTCTTGCTGTTGCTCTTGTATTCGTTCTTGTTCAGCTTGAGCTTGAGAGGTTGCTGATACTCGTCTGGCTGCTTCCGCAACAAGACTAGAAATTCGTTTTTCTACATCTGCTGGCAATGGTTCACCCTCTGGTGGCAACTCAACACCCATTTCCATTTCAACTTCTTTTCTAAATTGCATTGTTAAATGCTCATTAATATAAGCAGAAGCTGCTGCCATAATAGCTGGCGCTCTAGGTGATTGCTCAACCAATCCCATAATT